AATTATCGCGCGGGCAAACAGAAGAAAATGCTGAAGGTCAAGGGGTTTGATGACAACGTAACCATCAATATCTCTGGGCTGATCGTAGACCGCTGGGTATCCTGGTTATTCGGGCATGGTGTGGACTTCGACTTACCGGGCGAAGAGGACAGCGAACAGCAAACCCTTATTGACGCGGTTTGGGCTGCCAACCATAAAGAGATACTACTCCATAAAATAGGGGTAAACGGCTCAGAGGCTGGTAATGCTTACGTCAAGATCATCCCTGATGGATTGGGGGCGGGCATTGCAAGACTTGTAGCGCTTGACCCGAAGTTTATCAAACTGGAAACACAAGAGGATGATTATGAGAACGTCATCCAATACACCATCTCTTATGGGGATGAAGACGACAAGGTACGCACCACCGAAATAAGCAAGTTGGAGGCTGATGGTAAGTGGCACGTTTACAAGATCACCAAACGGCGCGGGCAAACCGAAGTGAGCGAAGAACTGAAATGGGGTTATGACTTCCCGCCAATCGCGTGGTGTCAAAACTTACCCTCGATTGATTCGTGTTACGGTATTCCTGACATTGATGATAATACAAGAGCCATGCAGGACAGCATCAACTTTATCGCCTCAAATATCAACAAGATTATCAGATTACACGGTCATCCCCAAATGTGGGGGAATAACATTTCAAACATGAAAACGTTGGAATGGGGACCGGACAAGTTTATTGACGCTGGCTCAAACGGCACGGTTGCGTCTGTTGAAATGCAATCCGACCTGTCCGCCTCTCAAAATTTCTTACAGTTTTTCATCAAACAACTTTATGCCACGACCCGCACGGTTGACCTTGATAGTTTAGCTGACAAGTTAGGGCAACTGACCAACTTCGGATTGCATGTGCTATTCCAGGACACGCTGACCAAGCTGGAAACAAAGCGGCGGTTATACGGCGAAATGTTAGTCGAGATCAATCGCCGGTTACTCATAATCGCTGGTAAGGGTGAGGACGCGGGTGAGATTTACTGGCATGACGTGATACCTGAGTCCGATGTCGAGGAAGTCGCAGCGCTGAAAGCCGACTTAGAGATGCAGATTGTGAGCAAGGAAACGGTAGCAATGAAACGCGGGTATGACTATGCCGCCGAGCAGGAAAAGATAGCGGCCGACAAGACGAATGAGTCGAATATCGGCGCGGCATTACTCACGGCGTTCAATCGTAATCAGGGCGGTAATCTTTGAGTCCTATCGAGCGCCTTATTCGCGTACTTAATGGCGAACTGGATAACGTAGACGGACAGAACCTTACCAATTTAGCAAAGGCGTTTGACCGCAGCGTTTACAAAACCTTACAAGGCGATATAGACGCGCTGGTGAAGTTGCTTAAGTTAGAAAAGCAAGGCGTGAATGTCAGGGCTACTTTCGAGTTCAAAAGACTAATGGCGAACCTTGAAGGCAAATTGGTCCAGTGGCAAAACTACATGCAGATGACAATTCCCCAGGTGGCAACGGGCGGGATTGAAATGGGAGCAAATGCTGCTAAAACGATTGTAGACGCTTACGGGTTAGAGGCGAATTTTCGCAAACTTAATCCAGTTGCTATTGAGAAATTACTCGGCTATTTACAAGAGGATGGGGCGCTGTTCAACCGCATCAAAACCATGTCGCCTTACTACGTGGATGTTATCAGGGAATCGGTTATTAACGGTGTATCACTTGGGAAGAACCCGCGCTTTATTGCTGACCTGATTACTAAGAATTTAGGCATGGCGCTTACTGACTCTTTGCGTATGACGCGCACTGTTCAGGTGTGGAGTTACCGGGAGGCGAACCGGGCAAGTTATATCGCTAATTCTGATGTAGTGGAAGGGTGGATATGGTACGCGACTTTGGATAGCGACTGTTGCATGAGTTGTATTGCGCAGCATGGCACGTTTCACCAGAACAGCGAAGTTCTGGATGACCATTATAACGGTCATTGCGCAATGATACCCGTTGTTTACAAGGGTGATCCAGAAATAGGATTAGGAACTGACTGGTTCAATGGATTATCCGAAGAACAGCAGCGGGAGCGCATGGGGGATGCAAAGTACGAAGCCTGGAAGGATGGCAAATTCGAGTTATCCGCATTGTCAAAACAACATGACGATCCGGTATACACAACGATGCGAAGTGAAGCATCACTAAAAGACCTAATAGGAGATTGAAATGGCTGATACTCAGCAGGTCGAGACGACCAACGTACAGGCAACCGAGACGGCTGCCAAAACCGAAGGCAGTAAATCGAGTGTGACACTTGAAGCATTGCAGGCGGAACTAGAAAGTGCAAACAAGCGCATTGCCGAATTGAATAAGGAATCCGCAAAACATCGCAAACAGGCAGAGGAATATCAGGCTGCCAAACAGGCGGAAGAGGACTCTAAGAAATCCGAGACGGAAAAACTGGCTGACAAGATCGCCGCGCTCACCAAACAGAATGAGGATACTGTTCAAAAAGCAAACGCAAAACTAATCAAAGCCGAGATCCTTTCCAAAGCATCGAAGTTCATTGACGCTGACGCGGTAATCGCGCTCATCGACAAGAGCAAGTTGGTGGTCAAAGAGGATGGTTCAGTTGACGGGGTGGATACCGCGTTGGATGAACTCGCCAAAGCCAAACCGCACTTACTCAAAACAGCGCAAGGCTCACCACTTGGGGCAACCAATCCGGGAGCTGGCGCGACCAATGAAACTGCGGAGCAAAAACGGGCAAGGATTTTCGGAACCAACTTAAGCCCCTTCGATCAATCGTTTGTCCTCAAACAGGGAGGGGGGGTAGTTAACAACGGAGAATAATCATGGCTAATGAGTCAACTTTTGCTGCTATTTCGGCAGTAATCAATAACATTTTTGAGGGCGCTTTACTGACTGCCCGCGAGTATGGGGTTATGCCCCCGCTCGTTACCGTATGGAATGACACCGCGACATCAAACCCGCGCGTCTTTTCATCCTACACCGGGGGAACTGTTGTAACCCTGGCTGAAGTTTCCGATGGTTCGGCTCAGACTTTCACCCCTGCGCCTTATGGAACCGCCTCACCTTCTCAATACTGGTACGGCGCGTTCTTCACCGACCAGCGGCTCAATTCATCCCCGTTTGAAGTTGTACGTGACTTCTCGGCGGATGCTGGCGGGCTGCTTGCCAAACAGGTTGACACCGACCTCGTTGGAACCTTCTCATCGTTCACAGGCGGAACCGTTGGTACTGCTGGCGGAACCCTGACCTGGGGTGATGTGATGAAGGCGAAAGCCTACTTACAGACCAAGAGCGCTGTCGGGGCTGTCAACTGCGTGCTACATCCTATGCAGTGGTACTACCTGACCGCCGCTTCATCCGGCGTTCCTGATCTTGTGAAATCACCGGCATTCATGGACCAGTTAGCCGCAGGCTATCAGGCTTCATGGGGCGGGATCAATTTCTTCGTATCGTCCAACATTACCTCCGGTACTGCGGCAGTGGGCGGTATGTTCGTTCCGCAGGCCTCTTACCTGGATGTGAGACGCGCCCTACGCATCGAGCAACAGCGTGACGCTTCTCGCGGCGGTGGTGGTTACGAAATCAACGCGACCATGATTTATGCGAAGGGCGTTTATCGTCCTACGTTTGGTTGCGAGATGATCGGTACTTCGTCTTAACAGACACGGGGATGAATTACTGAATACCACATGAGTATTCAGGACAGCGCGCCTCCTCCCGCGTTTTCATCCCCGACCCCGGAGGGAACCTAACGAGAGGATTAGGATGACTGATTTACAAGGCACACAGAACCTTAACAACTCAATACAACAGCAAAAGACGCGTATTTTATGGCACTCAAACGCGCCGTGGGCTTCTACGGGTTACGGTAATCAAACTGCCCTTATTGTACCGCGCTTGCAAAAAGCGGGGTACGAAATGGGGCTATCTGCGTTTTACGGACTTGAGGGTGGGCTGATAAAGTGGGTAGACGGCATCCCTGTTTACCCAAAGACAAATGACCCGCGCGACCCCTACGGCGCGAATAGTGTCGGCTTTTACTCCGATGTATTCGGGGCTGATATTGCCATAACCCTGATAGACGCATGGGTACTTGATTCACGGTTGATGAGTAAAAATACCAAGTGGGTGACGTATTACCCGGTGGACTCATCCCCGCTGCCTATTAGCGTGTTTAGAAGTATCAACGCCAGTTTTGACCGGATAGCGATGTCGAAGTTCGGGCAAAAGATGACCAACGAGGCGGGGCTATCCTGTCATTATGTGCCTCATGCGGTGGATACGAAGATTTATACGCCACTGGACAGGAATAAATGCCGGGAAATGCTATCCAAACAAATGGGATTTGACAAGGACGCTTTTCTCATCGGCATGGTGGCTGCGAATAAAGACTTCCCGTCACGCAAGTCATTCGAGCCACATTTACGGGCATTCGCAAAACTAAAAGAAAAACACAGTGACGCTCAATTCTATATCCACACTGACCCGAATAATCCTAATGGTGTGAATATCCCTGAGTTGATACAGTTCTTAGGCTTGACGCTTGGCAAGGACGTGTTCTTACCAGCGCCCGGCGGGTACTTCCTCGGATTTGGATTTGAATTTATGACCATGATGTACAACGCGATTGATGTACACGCGCTGGCAAGCATGGGTGAGGGGTT